CTTCACCACCCGTACTGTCTGCTCTCGTACCGTACCCCCGCATCAATCTTATATGGTGTGTTGTCGCATTGTAAGTGACTTCGCCAACCTCACTACCAGTAACTGATGACCAAGGTGATATTACACCCGGTCTTTGGGTAGTCCAGTAAGTTCCACCACAAGGCTCAGTTAGGGGGGGGGTAGAATCGCAGCAAATTGCGTCCTGGATCAGAAAACTATTGAGAGTAAAAGTAATGTCAATATACAGGGGGCAATCGTGACCGTCCCCACACGACGCGCCACAATCTGGATCTTGCCAGTGTCCACAATTTTCTTCGCTCGAATCGCAATTGTCCCAAGTTCCCTGACAACCCCCGCACGTTCCCCTGAAGGATTCGCTGTCACCAATGCACCGGTCACAAAATCTTTTGCTCAATCCTGCCATTCTATTTCGTTCCTTCTAACATGCCGCACAAGTACCATCGTATGCATTTGCAGCTTGGAAAACATGACGGAAAGTGCCATCAGTTTCCTGTGTTCCGAACATGAGGACAATCGGAGTTGTTTTTAGCGGGAATTCGTATTGTGTACATGGTGGGGTTTCGCAAATCCAATTTTCTGAATGGGCTGGATAATCCAGCACTTGATCTCGCTGTGTGTCACCACCGCCAATTGCTTGCATCATAAAGTCGCCTATGCCAAAAGACTGATCGACACCACCGGCATCCACCCCATCATTGAATAATTCGAGAAGGTTAGTTGCTGGGAGGGTATATGGTTCGGTGTTTGGATCTTCGCAACCATCTTCAAAAACACAGGGTATGGCAAGGGGATCAAGTGCCGAGTTGTCAATTGAGAAATATCTATTACCATCTTCATCAATCAAGAGTTCATCACCCCAACTTGAATTATTGGGGAATTCTTCCCATTGGTAATAACCCTGCAATTGTAACGCAGGGATTGGGTCATCCCCATCACCACAACTTATAAGACTTTCCAGATCATCACAACAATCCCCAAGACGGGGGAGACGAGTATCAACACATTGACTACAACATTCTGGGGTACCGGTTTTTGGTCGCACCTCAACCCAACTGTACGCATAGACGTTGGGATTCTCCAATTCTAAGTCCAATACCCTAGCACGCAACAATTTAGCAAAGAACCAAGGACGAATGTTCTCTAAAACCGAGATTCTTCTGTGAAGGCTGTCTAGGGTTATTTCATTACTACTATCATCCGCTTCCTCATACTGCCGCAACATTTTCATAATGCGGCCCCACATATCGGGTGTTAATGAACCCAGCCCTCTAGTGATGGAAGGATATTCACTCATACTTCAGGTATAAATCCAAAATCAGCCGTCAATGGGTGGGGCTGTCGCCAATAGATGTTGATGTTGGGATTCGCTGGATCAGATTTGTCAACCACTACTTGCCCATTAGAATCACGCTCCGGTATCTGCCGAAGGTGGTACCATTTATCCCACGACAATTTGTAAGTAATTTTATATTTTTTGGGTGCTGTCCTGTTAAGGGCAACGCCACTAAATACAACAGAACCCTTCTCAAACCCCTCCCAATTCGCATCGTTTCTTTTACCCACATATTCCTGAGCCGGACCCATGTTTATGGTTTCTGCCTCTATATCATGCGATATTGACACTGTTGCTGTTGGGAGCGCAAGAGATACTGCTTCTCGTCCCTCTGCTTGAAGTGCATGGATGACGGGAATAATGGTTTGTTTTTCGGGATAATTTATTCCACCTGGTATGGACAAAAAGTTCAAATTAGATACATCTCGCCATAGGTCTATGATTGTGACTTTGACATCAACATCTAATCGCGTAAACAACCCCGATGCGTCCGGATCAGTGACAGGATCGCCACCCCCACCCGCTTCAAATATTTTGTAAGTCCAAACAACTGTCCAGACACCAAAGCCCTCTGCCGAAGGTGTCAATGTATATTCTTGGGCAAATATCCCCGAAGCGTCTGGATGAGATTGTCCATACGAAGGAATCCCCGGAGCCTGCAAAATATCAAAAGGATCGGCGACAATATCTTCTTCATCATCGTACCCCACAAAGGTTCGACTGGCAGTAAAAGCACCGCTTGATGAGAATGTTCTACTGGCAACAATCTCTTTTATTATTATTGTCATGTTAAGGCCCCAGATCCTGTCCTTACTAGGTCTACCAGTTCTCCAATCTTCACAGTTGTAGCCTTTTGTTGTACCAAACTATCCTTGGCTGTTGCTTCCTGTTGTTTTGAAATCTTTTCACCGGGGGGTTTTTTGAGTATATCCATTAGACCATCCACAGCATCGGAAACCCCACTTAGACCATCATCAATTTCGACACCCTCAACTTCTACCCCAGTAATTTTTTCTAAAGTTTCAATCATTCTATTCTGGACTTCTATATCACTTCTAAGAGAATCTATGCGTTCCATTGCTGAGTCGAGTGCGGTGTCTCCCTCGAACTTGCTCTCCCACATCGGCAACTCCAAAATGTACGCAGACATTTCTTCCTGCAACTTTCCCAAAGTTTCGGTATAGGCTTTGCCCAATTCGTCTGGTCCTTCTAGCGGGTAAGCCTCACCGGTCTGGGCTTTATCCAATACATCATCGAGAAATGTTCCCATATCAAACTTCTCTGCATCCTCGACTGATGTCTTACCCATATCCAACAACTCATCGAGAAATGTTCCCAAATCAAACTTCTTTGCATCCTCGGCTGCTGTCTCTAATTTCCCCACAGTTGTCAACTGGGGTTTAGTCGCAGTTATCAACTTGCCAATATTTACATTCATCAACTTTTGTTGTTGCAAACTACTTACAGCCGTAGTGAATTGTTTTTGTGCAATGCTGGCACCGCCAACCTTCATGGTTCCCAAAGCTGTCTGTATTCCTACAACAGATCCCTCCGTCGCCTTGCCTAAATCTTCGGCTAGGTCTTTTTCTGCTTTACCTTTTGCTAGTAAATGCGTGCGCCAAGAAATCTCACCCGATGCCAGCGCCTCGTTCAAGTCTTTAATATATTTATCAAAAACCTCTTGCGGCCCCTCCAAAGACTTCCTCACTTCGTCCCCAAAATCTTTTATCCTCTGTACTTCTTCAAGTTCTGTGAGAAGTTTGTCTGCCTCAATAGCCGCATCTAGGGTTGCTTGGGAAACACCCTTTATTTTCATCTCAAAGATTTCCGCTTGCCTTGGGAGCATCCCAAGTGTTTGACCTACCAGTTTCCAATCTTTAATGCTATCCTCTATGGCCGTTTCGCTTACTGCTATTTCTTCTGAGTCATACCAAGCACCTCGAACCTTAACGATCCGGTCGTGTTCCTCGCCCACTTGCGCTAACACTCCGATATAGCCTGCTATGTCACTATTAAGACCATCCAGTTCGGCTCTCATTCCCATGATCGCGGGGGTTGGTAGACCTGGGAAATTCTGTGCCTTTTCAAATAATATTAAATCTTCAAGATATTCTGCATCTTCCCTCATCTCATCCAACAAAGTCTTTTTCGGTACCATCGAAATTATATCTTTAAGTCCCTTTTGCGTTTCTACCAACCCTTCCATCTGTTCATGCAGCAAGGCGTACTTTTGTCGCCACTCTTCTGTTTTTTCCGACAGGGGCATTGCGATTAACTCGTCCATCTTTTCTTGAACGAGACCCATATCCCTTTCTACATCTTGCAGTTGACTAACTTCTTTTATGGGAGGACCCTTAACTTCGGTTGCCTTGAGTTGATCCGTCTTTGCAAATAAGTCCATAACTTTTTCAAGATTAGTGAATGTTTCCTCCATTTGCACCGCGCCAGTAGCCTGTAACGCTTCTGTCACGGCTGATGCTGAACGAGTAGCATCTTCCTGTACTAATATCATCTCCTTAAGTACATTCAACCTTTCTCTAGCCGCATCCATTCTCCTTTTTTCTGGCCCTGCGTCTGGAGTCCTCTTAAACTCTTGCAGAAATGCCAAAACTTTTCCCTCTTCTTCGTATAGCTTATTGAGGTTCTTCTCTTCGTTTTCTACTTCTCTCAACGCCCCCCTATAATGCTCTGCGGCTTCCTGCATCTCGTAAAACTTATCAGACATCCTCCCCTTCATTTCCCCCCTGTCCATCCCTTGCAAATGAACCGCCTCAATCGCTTCCAACGCTGCGATTTGGCTTTGGATGTTGGCCTCAACCTGTTCGATGTCTGCCGGATCCGTCACCATCTGTACCCTTGCATCCAGTGTCATAATGATCGGTATGTTGCCAACTGCTCTTATTTTCGCCTCTAAATCAGCAATAAAATCACTTACCATACTATTTTCTGCTTCAAAAATTTTTGTAAAGTTGCTGATTACTCCTTTGGCGGAAGAATTGCCCTGTCTCATTATCTCTTCATACGCCCCCCTAAAAAAGGCCATCGCTTTCTTAGTTGTTTTTTCAGTAGTAATGCCAATCGCCTCTAAACTGTGCATTACCACAAAAGCAAGTGCTTCCGCAGCCAACGTGATAACGAGGATCATCGACAAGACAGTCGTTTTGACTGCGTGGAATACCATTATCACAGCCGACCCTACCCTGCTTACCATGTCCCACGCCGCCTCTGCCTTCTTCGCAAGTTTAGACAACCAACCCAACATATCCTCTACCGTTAGGTTTGCCAAATCAAGTTTTTCAATAACAGCCTTAATCGCACCAGTAAACCCAACTACCCAACGGCGTAAGGCTTCTTGAATGTTGCGTATTGATACTCGCAACTCTTCGCCAATCATAATGTTCAACTCTTGAACAACAGAGGACAATAATTTGAATGCACCGTGAACACTATCCATTCGGATGTCTGCCATTTTGCGTGCAACGCCCTCAACATCTTCCATTTCCTTAACAAGTTTTTCAGTAATATGGTGCATCTTGAACAGGTTAATAATGGCGGGACCACCCCGCTTTTGGAATATATCAAAGGCACGCTGTACACCAATGCCGCCCTCAGTAAATTTCTTTAGAGCTGCTATTCCGTGTGCTTCAATTTCTCCAGCCAGTTCAGCCAAGACGTTTTTCAAACCCGTACCGGCTCTATCTGCTTGCATACCCGCGTTTGACAAAACACCAAGCATTGCGGCTGTTTCTTCCAGAGTAATGTTTAGGGCAGCAGCAACTGGCGCTACATATCCAAACGCATGACCAAGTTGTTGTACCGTTGTATTTGTTCTTGCAGAAGTGTATGCCAACACATCAGCGACTCTTCCCGCCTCACTTGCTTCTAGCCCCATGCCTCGGACAACCTGAGCAGTAATGTCTGCCGCCTCTGCCAAATCCATTGTTGCGGCCGCAGCAAGGTCTAGCAACGCTGGCGTTGCCGCCATTACTTCGTTGACATTAAAACCTGCACGCGCAAGGAAGGCCATCGCTTGAGCTGCCTCCGATGCCGTAAATACCGTAGTGGCACCCAACTTTCTTGCCTGAGCCTCAAGCCTCGCAAATGTTCGATCACCCACATCAAGCAGGATCGACCTTACCTCCTGCATCTTAAACTCAAATTCTGAGAAAATGGCTATCATTTTCTTAGTTGCCATAATTACGGTCCCTATGGCAGCAGCCGCCGCAACCATAGCAATTCGCACGCCCTGCCCAAATGTTTTATTTAGGCTGCTGCGGAATTTTCTGATAGCACGCCTAGTTTTACTCAGACCCTTTTGTAATCCGTGTGTGGTGGCTGTAATATTGATTTTCAGGTTTGCTATCGTTGACATTACTCATCCTTCTCAGTTCTTGTTACTAACAACATCATCGTCGCCTTCATATCTTCTTCTGTCTGCGCCTCTTCCTCTTCTCTCCCAATCAACATGAAGTCTGAGGGTGAAAAGGATTTTGAATTCTTGCCCCGGTTTACATTTGCGATTGTGCTTGCAATAATTCCCGATTGCAAATCACCACGAATACCACCGATAGGCTCTATCGAATGATATGCAGCCCATTCAGCCAGTTCGTATGAATCACATCTTGACAGTAATTCTTTCACAGTCATTCCCAATGCTAAGGCCAGCGTAAAATAGAAGCGCCGCTCTGGACGGCTCTTTAGTTTCCCGCTAGTTCCTCAACATCTCCACCACTTAGACCATTAAGCCTTTGTGCAACACCAAAGATTCGATCCAATGCAGATGCAGACTTCTTGCCCAGTGCGTCTATATCTTTTGCTTCAAACAAACGTGTTCCATCTTCTGTACATATTGTAAGTACAGATAATCTCGCACGAATATTCGACAGATTCATTTCTCGATTCTTGCCTTTGCCCCGAAGCATCGACTGCTCAAAGCTGTCGCGTTCAGTACCAGTAAGTGTTCGAACGAACACGTCGCCGCCCCATTCCGGGACGGTGACACGTTCTCTTGGGAGATCATCAGACTTTAGGATAGTTTTTTTATCTAACATATTATTATGCTACCACGAAGGTCACACCACCACTTACTTTGACTGTAAAACTTGCCGTCAACTTATCATCAATTGCTGCTGTTGCTGAAAATGATGTAACGAGTCCCACTCCATAAATAGAGTTGCCATCAGACCATTCCACTTTCCAATTACCCTGAGTGCCAGTAAGCATGTCTGCTGTCACTTCGTGTTGATTTGAATCTGGTGACGATTCGCTGTCTGGGTCATAGGCAACTTCAAATGTAACCTCTCCACCATCATACATTCCTGCAATAAACGTCTTTGCAGTATCTTGCAAATCTGTTGTTTCTATTGTCGCAACAGAAATGCTCGGCCCAGACAATGACATTATCTGCCCAATTTCTGTTGTTGCTGGCGATGCACCAGCCGTATCATTCCAATAAAACTTTGCTCCATTTCCTGTAATTGCAGCCATAACTAAATTCTCCTAGTTTCTTAACTCTCGTACCATACTAAATAGTCGCTCACGATTCGGGATACACCCCGGTCTCCTGCGACTTGTGAATCTTCAACAATCCCCGTGTCTCCATTGTGGAAACAACTTTTTATTACTATCCCCTCGCTTGTCCCCGAATAGTCTGCTATTGCAGCCCGAACCTTCGTAGCCAAGTCTTTAGCGCCTGAATATGTTTCAGCAACACTATCAAAAGACATAAATGCCCGTGTCAGACTTACGCCACCCGTTAATGAATTTTGTGGATTCGTATTAACAAGTTGGTAGACAATGGCAGGAAAATCCTCGCCCTGCTGTCTGTGTTCGGGATATATGCGACCGTCAACCAGAGCATCTACATCTGCGTCATCAACCAACAGGGTTCGCATTGCTATTTCTAACGCAGCCATTAGAGTCCAAACTCCTTAATGACAGTATCTCTAATTTCTTTTTGGAAGGCGGCAATGACCGCATCTTTGTTATCAAGAAATGCTCTTGTCATAAATCTGGATGGAGGCTGGTATCTCCCCACTGAGAATTTGGGTACTATTTTACCAGTCTTGTCTGTCCTGATCCAAGAGGACTTGCCGCCGGGATGATAAATCGGTCTAGTTTTGTAACGGGTTTTTGTACCAAATTCTACCATGGTGGCGTAAAAAGCATCGTTCTTGGTACCCTTGCCACTTTCCACATAAGTGGTGCCTGTAATAACATCAAACTTCTTAGACACCTTACTTTTTATAGCCTTCTTGAGCCGGCCCGTGTGTACGGGAGCATTACTTCTTCCAGCCAACCTAAAAAGTTTATTTCCCCTACGCATCCCTCTACGGATAGCATTTACTCGCACCCTTTTTTCTAAGCGATTGAACCGCTTATCAAGTTTTTTGCTACCCGTTATGAATATCTTTACATCTATATCCATAGCCATGTCACACCTCTTCCCTACAGAACACTGTCATTCGCTCGTTGCGTTCATCTATGTTTAAGACCGACTCTATGTTCAACGCTCTTGCGCCGAACAACAATCGCATCTTCGGATCAAGACCGGAGATGTGCCGCATGACCACTCGGTGTGTAACAATGCCAACCATCCCCTCACCAATGTCTCGTTCAGCGCCACTAACCGGCTCAACGGCAGCCCAAACAGTGTTGTCTGTTGCCCAGCCACTCGTGGCCTGACCATAATCATCCAAAGTCGTACTTTGTGTTTGTATAGCCACACGATGTCTTAATCGTCCTGCTCTCATAGAAATTGTGGGATTCTAAATTGGGTTAGCAGTGCGTTAATTGCCAGTGGAATAAGATGGACTTTGTGTTGGTAGGTTGATCCCTCTCTGTTTTCATACCAGTGACCAACCAGTGTCTTGATCGCCAACTTTAATCCTTCCGGTACAGCAGATGCACCGCCATAGCCAGCCACAAAGGTAACAGTGACAGCATCTATCTCGGCGCGTGTGCTTGGAAAATCCTCGTCATATACTGGCAAAACCCTTGCAGGCTTTGAATATGCGTCAACGGTGTAGTTGGCACTCGACCACGTTTGCGTTGCACCATCTCCATCAATATATTGAATTGAGGTAACGCTTGCGGCAGGCGCTCTTGGGAGATTTATCTGCGATGCGGGAAAAGCATCAAGCCTTAACGCAAGTGTTTGGGTTACAAAAGCCCTGTTCGTATAATTCTCGGCGTACAACCTTGAAGCAGTAATAAGTCCATCAATAAGGGTGTCGTCATCTGATGTATCCACCCGCATGTGATCCTTGGCTTCAGCAGTGGTTACAGGCTCTTCTGCCGGTTCTACTGTAATTACTAGACTCATTACTCAGCCGTTTCCATTGCTGGCGGCTGCAGCTCTGCTGTTTCTTTTCTTGATACCTTTGTTTTTCTTACCACTTTTGGCTTACTTACTTCCACGGGTTTAAGGATGCCTCGTGCAACCAAATGCACCGCGTAGTCATCATCGACTTCGACCTGTTTACCAACAGGGTAATAAAGCCCTCCACTTTTCCCACATCCCACTTTTATCACTTCATATAAACTCATGTCTGGTTCTCCTAGTGTGGTTCAGGGGACGACTCCAAAGAGCCGCCCCCCACCACTATTAAAATATGTCTTTCGACATAAAGGGGGCTTAAGATTAAGCCATGATGATGTGCTTAACTG